GGCCTCAAGGACGCTCCGTCTCTGCTCAAGGCGTATGACATGCTCGGCAAACACCTGGGCGCCTATTCGAAAGACAACGAGAGCAAGCTTGAAGGCAAGATCGAGTTTGTTTGGGATGACGGCAAGAAACAGACGGAGAAGGAAGAATGAAAGTCGTGATTCCCTATCGTCCCCGCTTTCCCCAGGACGAGATTCACAAACAGCTCGAGACACATCGATTCTGCGTTCTGGTTGCTCACCGACGCTTAGGCAAGACAGTTCTGTCTGTGAATCACCTCATCAAGCGGGCCATTACAGACCGCAAAGAGCGCGGAATGTATGCCTACCTTGCTCCATTCCGTAACCAGGCCGAGCAGATCGCCTGGGGATACCTGAAGCATTACACATCGCAAATTCCTGCAATCTCGATCAACGAACAAAAGCTCTCGATCCTTTTGCCCAACGGCGCAACGATCCGAATCTTCGGTGCTGATAATCCGGATGCTTTGAGAGGTCTTTACTTTGACGGGGTTGTAATCGACGAGGTGGCACAGATTAAGCCCACGCTCTGGGGAGAAGTGATTCGTCCGGCACTGGCAGACCGTAAGGGGTGGGCCGCATTCATCGGAACTCCGAAGGGCATCAACCTCTTTTCGCAGATCTACGATCAGGCTTTAAACCTCATGAGCAAAGGTGATCCGGATTGGTGCGCAATGCTGTATTCCGTTGAGCAAACCCATGTCATTGATGAAAAGGAACTGGCGGCGCTCAAGGTCGAAATGTCTGAGAACGAGTTCCGGCAAGAGTTTCTCTGTGACTTCTCGGCCGCTCAGGACAACGGCTTGATTCCGATTGACGATATTCGGGCCGCGGCCAATAAGTTCTATCGAGAGAGCGAATACATGGGCGCTCCGCTTATCTATGGCATTGACGTTGCACGCTTCGGATCGGATGCCTCGGTCATCTTTAAGCGCAGAGGGCTCGTTGCCTTTGAGCCGATCGTTATCCGGAAGTTTGACAACATGGCGCTCGCCGATCGCATTGCGGTAGAAATGGCCAAAGAAAAACCCGATGCCGTATTCATTGACTCCGGCGCAGGGCAAGGCGTAATCGACAGACTTCGCCAGATGCGATTTGATGTTGTGGAGGTTCCTTTCGGAGCACAGGCCATCGACAAAGAACAATTTGCAAACCGCCGCATGGAGATGTGGTGGCACATGGCGCAGTGGATCAAGCAGGGAGGTGCTATTCCTCCGGATCCCGTTCTGCAGGGAGACTTGGGCGCTCCGACTTACGGCTACACGCCCAAAGGCCCTAAGATCCTCGAGGCTAAAGACAAGCTCAAGGAACGCATCGGACGATCTCCTGACTTAGCTGACGCTTTGGCTCTGACCTTTGCCGCACCTGTGGCTCCGAAACTTTCCCGCAGTATGGAGCGTGCCATTTACGGCGTGACCGATTCCTACGATCCCCAGGAAGCCTTTGAAGTCGAGTACTGGAACTC